AGAGGCTATGGACAATGCCTTTCTTGTAGAGTTACAACGAGAAGAAATGCTCCGTTCAGCATCAGTCCTTATGGCTCTCTTACCTTGTGGTAAGAACAGAAGCCGAAGCAACCAAGCACTATGGGGTAATGGAGAACAAAAGCCGGAGATAAGGAAATGAGCACACCATCAATACCACAAGCAGGTCGCCCCGTCTATCAGATAATGGTAGATGGGAACCTGTCCCACTATGAATACAAGTATGAAACAGCAAAGGTATTAGCCACAGGTCTTTACAAACTTATCGGAGATAAGAGAAAGAAACTCAAAGAGGTTCCTAATAACACAGGTGGGTTCAACTTTATTATTTACAAGACACCCAAGTGGAGAGCCTTTGCTGAAAGCAAATAAAAAAAGTTCAAAAAAAACTTGACGAACTAAACCAAACCAGTTACATTACTATTATCATCAAACAAATGGAGGAACGATGAAAACTATTACAACACAAATGTCTGTCCGTATCACAGTAGAGAACCAAGAACTACAAGTCCCATCAGACTGGACAGAAGAACAGATAGCAAACCACCTTGCCGAACTATTCTTACAAGGCAAACTCAAATGGGATAAGCCCAACCTACACGAATACAACTGCTCTTATGTTGAGAAGAAAGACAATGGAGAGTATGACTATTCCGATGTAAAGGGAGACAAAAACTTTTTCTAAAAAAAACTTGACGACCTAAAACAAACAGGTTACATTATTATTACCATACAAAACTTGGAGGACATTATGGAAACTATTATCATACCTAAATACTGTTGTGCTGAATACAACAAAGACACACACTCATTCCAACCTACTGATGCTTGGGAAACCTATGAAGAAATGATGGATGAACTGGGTGCTTACACAGATAGCGACAGAACACCTGACCAACACAATGCTTTGGAGAGACAGCGACCTCTCAATGAGAGAGTTATCTTCTGTGCTATTGAGGACTTACCCAACGAGGGTAGGCTACAAGTCCTTTACAGAGGGGGACACTTCTCACAACAAATGAATGTAGGTGATGGGGGTTGCGATACCTTTGTGCCTAACTGGTTTGAGCGAGAACACTTTGAGGGTTTCATCGGTCGCAGGTTTGAGAACAACGAGGAATACACAGAGTTTCTATTCCACTATCTTCGTTTCTTTGGAAACCATCTTGCTTCCTGTATCTCTACACTCGTAGAAGAAACAGTATCAGACTACTATGAAGAACAATGGTTGCCCGAATAACAGGGCAACTAAAAAAAAGTTCAAAAAAAAAACTTGACGACCTAAAACAAACAGGTTACATTATCAATACAACATTACAAACTTGGAGGAACTATGTTGAAACTTACTACACAAACTTACAACGACATCATCGCTTATGCTAACAAACACTATTCTAAATACAAATGGGAAGTAAAACACTATCCATCAGACTGTGGAACCTATGAACAAATGATGCTGATAGCAACAGCAAAGAAACAACAACCTGTTCACAAGTCAGCAAAACTTTATCAACACTTTACATCAAGACCAACAGGTAAATGGAATGATGTTGCTATCAACATTATGGCTACGGACACAGAACTATTTTCCTTGTTCTTCTTTCCAAACAAAGCAACACGAATGGCTAATGGTCTCCCTGAATAACGGAGACCAAAACTTTTTTCAAAAAAAAACTTGACGACTTACAACAAACCAGTTACATTACTAACATCATAACAAACATTGGAGGTTTTATGAAAACATTATTGATAAAAGAGATAGGACTTGCGAGAGGTTACGGAGCACACGAATACCACCTCATAACAAACGAAGAACAATGGCGAGCCTTTGTGTCTGAACGGATAGGTGGTTGGTGTTTCTCTGCTCACGAAGAACTACGAGAAGAATACGAGGTGTCTATTGAGTGGGACACAGACGAACAAATGATAGACCACATTGGAAACCTATGGGGCTACTACCTTACACAAGGCATTGACTTTGCGAAAGAACTATGGGACAAGTTTGACCACAGTGTAAACAACTGTCTTGACTATGCTTTCCCTGATGGTTTGACGGAGGTCTAAAAAAAAATAAAAGTTTTTTCCTGTTTTTACTTGACGAACAAAACAAAACAGGTTACATTACTAATAGCATTACAAAAACTTGGAGGTCTTATGCTTACAACTTACAACTTATCAACTAACTTATCTTCTTACACTATCTTATTCAACGGATGGATAGGCAAACATAACATTGAGGGCGACACCCCTGCTACTACACATCCAGACTTTGTGTCTTGGCTTATCAATGGTGTGAACACAGGCTCATTAGAGTTTGATGTAGAACACAGTGACGAGGACTTACACATAGAGTTCTATGGACAAGAGGTCATAGACCAAGCACCTTTCTTTATCGGAGAACGAGGTAATGAAGCAAGAGGTTTCAAACTCATAGCCCATCAAGTTATCTCATACACGATAGAAGAAGATGAAGAACCAACAGAGGTCATAACGAATGACTTGCTTGAACTCATTGAACTTATTGAGGACAACGAGGACTTGTTCCTATCTCACCTATCTTGCTATGGGATAGAGCCTGACGACCGAGCAACAAGCGAACAAGCAACGAGCACCACATTCACCTATCGTTTCCATAACTGTTCTGATGTGTCTGATGTTCTCTCTACTATTGAGAACCAACTCTATGGAACACTTGCCGACACCCTATTGGAATGGACACAGTGGTATGATGAATGGTCTTTCACAGATAGCCACACAATAGACGATGAAGGCTCTCTTACATTCACTTGGACTTACACCCACCCACCTATTCCAAAGCCCCGTAAAACCATACTGACGGCTGTGTAAATGCTATGTTTGAGATAGGGCAACAGAGTTATCTCCTTTGCTTATTGTCCTATCTCTCCCCTTATGTCCGAGACCAATAAATAAAATAAAAAAAAGTTTATGTTTTTACTTGACGAATGAATGAGAACAGGTTACATTACTATTACAATAACAAACTTGGAGAACATTATGAATGACCTACACATTACACACCTTATCTCTTTCTTACAACAAGCAACAAACACACAATGGTCTTACACAGATGATGAAGATAAAGAATGTTGGTATGGTGAAACCTACACCCACATAGAGCCTGACTTATTACTTGCTATGGTTGAGCCTTTGATGATAGATGGTTGGGTTCTCACCTATGAGAAACACCCAAGCCCTTTCCAAACAATGTGGTTCTATCAGTTAGAAGAAGAAGAATAAAAAAAACTTTCACTTTTTACTTGACGACTTACAACAAACAGGTTACATTATTATTATCACAAACAAACAACAACAAACAAGCGAGGTCACTATGACTATTACATTACAAGACATTCTCTCTCACTCATTCCAACAACAAAACTTATTCATCAACCTTGCTGACCGAAACATCGTGGTCACAATAGCATACGAAAAGAAAGGTGGAAACTATGGCTATCACACAGAGCCTATCTCTGACTTTGAAGAACAAGAACTCATTGACCTACTGACTACACACCCCTTTGAGTTAGTGGATGATGGTGAGTGGATGTTAGACATTATCGTTGATGTGGGCAAGTCAGAATAAAATAAAAAAAACTTTCACTTTTTAGTGGACAACCTATTCAAAACAGGTTACATTATTATTATCATAAACAAAACAAGGAGGTTTTATGAAACAAGCAAGAAACTTATGGCGACAAGAGTTATCCAAACTCATAGCACGAACAGACAAGGACACCATTCGCATCCAAAAGTCAGGTGTAAAGTCAAGCAAAGACAAGCGACAACTGTTCAAAGCGATAGACTATCTTGGTCTTATTCTCGTATCAGACACACCAAAGACGATGGTCTATGCTATCCCACAGGCTGATGGAAACAACAGAATAAACGACAGTAAGGGCGAGTAAGCCTATCATTATGGTGGGTAAGGGTTCATAGTGAGTTATTCCCTATCACCTTTTACCCCCATTTTCGCACTATTCTAACGGTGTTCGGACAATAACCTAACGGTGTTCGGGTGGTGTTGTGGTGTGGTTGTGAAAAACTTTACATAACTATTGCGAGAGAACTTTGGACAAAAACTGACCGACTTATCCCTTGACTTATTTCTCCTATCGTGTTATGTTATTAGTATCATACAACAAAGGAGAATGCTATGATGAACAATGCCCTATTCCCTATGAGTGAAGCATACCACGAACTATCAACCTATCGTGTTATGGTTGACGATGCTCTCAAATGCCGTATCGTTTTCACACACGATACCAACGGAGAGATGATACTTGTCCACATTGAGCCACAGGAAGATACATCATTAGAGTATCTGTGGGAAGAAAGTGAGTGTTATGCTGACGACATCAGCGAATGGTTCGCCCTGTCCTACCCAACCCTTGAAGTTCGTTTCATTGAGCGAGATGAGGACTGGTTCGTCTTGATGGTTACAGAGAAATAAATAAAAAAAAGTTACACAAAATACTTGACGGATGGTATGTATCGTGTTATGTTATTTGTATCACCAACAAAGGAGAACACAATGCTTTCACGATACATAACTTTCTTACAACTATTCAACCAATGGTGGTGGAGCGAATACCACATACGAATGATGATAGGAGCCGACTACCTTCTGTATCTGATGTGTATGGTATCAGCCTACGATACCAAGCGACCCATACAAGTGGTGTGGACAGACGACGATGGTAACGAACTATGGGAGGCATAGCAGAGCCAGTGCCTCTATCACATACAAATACTTTACATAACTATGGAGCAGCATAGGGGGGCTACACCCCCCAGAACCACGATGTTGTAGAGGACCCAGAGGAGAACGGCAAAACAACCGGCAAACTAACGAGACTGGATAGGAAACTATCTGGTCTTTTTTTGTTTCTGGATAAGGGACCCAAGGACCCATACAAAAAAAATAAAAAAAAATAAAAATAAAAAGCACCTTATTCTGTGGAAATACTAATGTTATTGTAGGATACAAAAATAGTTCCATCTGCTTCAACTATCTATCAACAAGGAACTAACAGAATAACAAACAGCAAAATACATTTATCATAAGTTATTTTAGTTTATTAGTATCTAAATGTGTTTTACCGAACTATGTATTATTGAATACCTTCCAGACCCACCTAAACGGTGTCTGGAAGTTTTCATAAAGAGAGAGAAAAATGAAAGAACTAAAAGTAAGTCATCACGGTGGTAACTATGGATACTGGTTTGATACAGTAAAGAAAACATACACAGCCATCTGTCTGATGTCTCCCACAGCAAAATACTTTGTAGGTGATAAATACAAAACATTAGAAGAAGCAAAAGAAGCATTCATTCAGAAACAAACATACTGGAATGAGAAGAATGAAAAAGAAGGTTTCAGAACATTAGACTTTCAAACTCTCATAAATAAAAACGAAGAGGAATAAGATGCCCAGACCCATTACATACACAGGTGCTATCAGAAAACTAAAAAGTGCTGTTGCTAATAGAGACCTTACAGAAACAGTATGGAACTTAGTAAGACTGATGGTAAGAGACTTAGAAGAAAACCCTGAGAAGATAAGTAACTCAGGTATCAATGAACTTATCAGAACTGTATCACTTCTAAAAGATGTTCAGAAGTTTGAAGAACAGAAGGAACAGAAAGTAGAAGAAGATAACTTCTTGGACAGACTGAAACAAATACAAGAAGAAAAAAAAAGAGCAAGTTAGATACTGATGAATGAAGAAACCTTATTAGACCCTGATGTGTTTATTAGGGCTCTTACCATTTACAATAAAGATAAAAGAAGACTTGACTTCTTTGAACTCCACAGAGAACAAGAGATACTACTTGATGCTTTACAGAAACACGATAGAATAATAATACTGAAAGCAAGACAGTTAGGTATCTCTACTCTTATTAGAGGTTGGATGTTCTATCAGGCTTTCTTTGATACAGAACCAAGAACCTATGCTTGTATTGCTCACACACATAATGCTGCTGAGAACCTACACAGAATAGATAAAACTTATCATAACAACTTTCCAATAAAAAGAAAGTTATCCAAAGAGAACCAAACAGAAATGGTATTTGAGGATAGTGGTGCTCAGATAAGAACCTTTACTGCTGGTGGTAAAGGAGGAACTCGTTCTTATCAACTTGACTGTATTCATCTTTCAGAGTTTGCTTTCTATGAAGACCAAGAAGAAATACTTGCTACCATCTTAGCATCAGCAGGTGAAGGACAGATAATAATAGAAAGCACACCAAATGTTATTGGAGATAAGTTCCACGAACTTGTTATGGAAACCATTGAAACAAATGGAGAGAATGGTTGGAAGTTATTATTCTTTCCTTGGTGGGAACATTCCAACTACAAACTTGATACACCAGCATACTTCCAACTAAGACAAGATGAACACCTTCTCAAAGAGAAGTGGGGTTGGTCAGATGAACAACTCTGGTGGAGAAGGAAACAAGTAAACACATTAGGTAAAGAAAAGTTTTTTCGTGAATACCCAGCAGATGTAAAAGAAGCATTCCGTAACACAGGAAAGAACTATTTCAATACCACAGCCCTTGATAGAATAGAACCTCTCAAAGACCCAAAGAATAACTACAAAGCCATTGGAGAACCTGTCTCTGGATGTAGATACATTATTGGTGTTGACTGTGGTGCTGGTCTCAACCAAGACTATTCAGTTGCTTCTATTGTATCATTAGAGACAAGACAGCCTGTTGCTTTCTGGTGGGACAACAATACCTCACCTGCTATGTTCGCAGAGAAACTATTTGACCTCGCAGTCAAATGGAATGATGCTCAGATAATAGTTGAAAGCAATAACATTGGTCAGTTGGTTCTTTACAAACTAAAAGAGTTTGGTTATCCTTATCTTTGGAAGAATGAGAAAGGAAAAGACTTTCTTACAAGTAAAAGAACAAGGCCTTTACTTTTTGAAATACTTAGAGAAATAATAGAAGATGGAATGATAACCAGACTAAATGAGAAGGTTATTGATGAACTTCGTTCTATTTATTATGTAAATGATAAACCTCAACACCCAAGAGGTGGAAACGATGATAAGGTTATCGCAATGGCTCTTGCCTATTATGCTATCAAGGACGAACCGATAGATGTGGTTATGAATGTAAAAGAAACTTTTTTTGAACAACACAAGAAAAAGCAAAGAGCAAAGAGAGCCAAGCGAGCATTACCTTGGAACATCAAAGCCGGTAATAACAAAGGGAGATACTAAATGAAGGCATCAGACATCAAAGCCCTGTGGGACAAACATTTTGACTATTGGGACCACAGACGAAAAGAAATGGAACGGTATGATAATGCCTACAAAATGGACTTCTGGGATGATAGGTCAGCAGATGCTCTTATGTATGCTATGACCAACACACAACTAAATGTTCAGACCTCTGATGGTTATGGTTACATTGAAGGCTTCATTGCTTCCTTGTTTGCTAAGAACCCTGCTGTTACACTCAGAGCAGGTATTGAGAACAAAGGAAACCCAAGCAAAGCAGAAGCAGTTGCTAATGCCTTCCTCTTGAAAACAAGAAGCGAGATAGAACAGACCTCTCGTCTTGCTCTTATCTTTCCAATGTCCTTTATCAAGTTAGTTCCAATAATGGGACAGAAGTTACATTACAAAGTATGTCCTGTATCTTTATCTCCTTGGGAAGTTATCTTGGATAGAGATGCTCCTCGTTGGGATAGACAAAGGTTTATTGGACACAGATACTTTATGCCTCTTACAGAAGCAAAAGATAAGTTTGGTAACAAGTCATTCCAAGGAAAGCAACGACGAGACTATCTTGATAAAAACCGTATGGACCCTTATGAGGATACAGATGCTGGTTCTTATGCTGAGTATGTTGAGATAATAGAAATGTATGACTTTGAGAACGATGAACTTACATTCTATTGTGAAGACTTGGATAGAGACAACAAGGTATTACAGTCAGGCTTTATTCCTTTCAGAGATGCCGACAACAAACCTGTATGTCCTATTGTTCCTCTTTACTTCAACCGACAACCAGCAAAGCCAATGGATGGCTACTCTGCTATGCGACGAGTGTATGACCAACTCTTTGAGATAAATGTTATTCGTTCATTCCAAGCAAATGCTGTTCGTAAAGCCAGTCGTCAGTATCTTGTAAAGTCTGGTCTATTAGACGAAGAACAAATGGCTCAACTTACATCAGGTATTGATGGACTATTCATTGAGGTTGATGAGGAGAACTTGGAGGGTGTGATGAGGGCTGTGCCTCAAAACCCAACACCACCAGAACTGGAAAGATACTATGCTCAGGTTCAAGAAGATAAAAATAAAGGTTCTCTTATGGCTCCTTTTACTCGTGGTGAAAGCAGTCGTGTTACAGCAACGGAAGCGGTTGCCTTAGCATCATACACAGCATCAGAGATAGGAAGAATGGCGAGAGAAAGAGATGCTATGATAGAACAACTTGCTGATGTTTATCTAAACATTCTCGCAACATTCTTGGAAGAAGAACCAACCAACCTTGTTCAGATAGACGGAAAGATAGTATCTATCTCACCAGAAGACTTGCGAGGAGACTTCCAAGTATTTGCTTCTGACCAAGCATCAACACCACTGTCGGATGTAGCAGCAAAGAACCAACTGCTTATGAACATCCCAACTCTTGTAAACTTAGGTGTCCCTGCTCTTACAGTTCTAAAAGAAGTTGTTCGTGTATTGAACCTTCCAGAGGAGTTTGTATTACAAGCAGACCAGAACATCAAAGCACAACAAGAAGCACAGGCACAAGCACAACAACAAAAGGTTCCCGGTGGAGTTCAGGGAATAGAACTGCCCCCCTCTCCCGAAGAAGCAATACAGAATGCTTCAACCAAAGCGGTTCGTAACTTTATCCCAGAGGAATAAGAATGCCCTTTTACAAATGGAAATGTGATGACTGCGGAAAGGTGATGGAAGTTCTCCATCGCTGGTCGGTCAACCCAGAAGATAAGAAAGGAGACCTAATACCGTCTCCAAAAGAAGAAGACATTTTTTGTGGACACGAAGATGGCTTTGACCCAGAAAGTGTTGACGATGAGTTTGTTGGCTGTGGGTCCAAGAATGTTTACAAAATGTTAGCACAAGGCTTTTCTATCTCAGGACTTGATGGTCACCGCATTGGTGGCTTCTATTCAGACAACTTAGGTTGTTGGGTCAAGTCTGTAAGAGAAGAAGATAAGATAGCAGAGAGCAGAGGTCTCCGTCGTGTATCAGACATTAGCCGTGATGACCTTGATAGAGCCTTTGACCGACAGGTCGCAGAGGCAGAAGCACACGAAAGAGATGCTGCCCGATACAAAGCAGGAGAAAAACTGGAAGACATTTATTCAGTTGACCGCTTGAAGAAGGACGGCTTACTTGACCAAAGTATCAAAGGAGATGAATAATGGCTATTAGACCAAGACAAGCAGAGATGGATGCTTTGGGTGTTGACCCTAAAATGTTATCGCCAATGAAAGAAGAAGTATCTGTGGAAGAAGAAGTAATACTTCCTCCCGCAGGAGAACTAAAAGAAAAGTTTGATGAAGTTATGGGTGTTATTACTCCGGAGGGTGACTACTCCGAGACAGCACTTATGACTATCGGACAAGCAATAAACCAAGCCCTACAACTATTTGGACCTGATGCTATGCCTATTGACCCTGTGGTGGAAGAAGAAGGTATGTTACCAGTGTCTATTGTAAAGGCTATTATGATGTTGAACAAAGCACAGGAAGATGCTGGCTTGTCTCAATACATTGTAAACATTGAAGACCTAACAAACGATAGGTCACTACAACAGGCTGCCGGTAAGATAATGGCTTTGGCTCAAAACCAAACATTCAAGTCTTTCCTCGCACAACTTGACCAAGGCTTCTCACAACCAGAACAAAGTGAGAAACAACCAGTAAGCCAAGCACCACAACAAATGAGTTCCCCAATGGAACAAATGAGCGAGGACGAACTATTTATGAGGAGAATGTAAAGTTATGAGCAAAGACACACAAGAAGTAAAAGACTGGGCAAGCGGAGATACTCGCATTGAACAAGCCCTAAACACAGTATTAGAGCGAGAAGCAAAAACAAAAGCATCTATCGCTCCTGCTGATACAGAAGATACTGGTATCCCTATCAACGATGGAACTGGTGTTGAACCAAACTTTCAGTCATTTGCTGAAACAGAACACGATGACCCACTCCTAAGCACAGGAGACCACAAAGGGTTTGACTTCAATAAGACTTTGAGTGAACTGCCGGACGAAGCCAAAATGATGCTTGGTAACTTACGAGCAGACTACACAAGAAAAACACAAGAGTTAGCCGCTATGCGAAAGCAGTTGGAAGCAGAACGAGAAGCATTTGTAAACTCTGAGTTCACACAGAACTTAGCAGCAATGGCTTCTGCTGATGTAACTCTTGACCCATTTGATGATAGTTCAGTAGAGGCTCGCATCCAGAAAGAAGTTGCTACACGACTTCAAGAAATGATGAAGCCATTACAAACCCAATACGAACTAAACCAACGACAAGCACAGTTGGAGCAGTTCAAAGCCAACCATCCAGACTTAGAGACCTACAAAACAGACATCGCTAAACTTTTGATGACTGATGAAAGTCTAAACTTGGAACGAGCATACTACATAGTAAAGGGGCAAAAGACTACTGAAACCTCTCAACAACTGGAAAAAGAACTAAAAGAATACAAAAGAGCAGCGAAGGAATACGGACTAAAAGTCGGAGGGACCCAACGGGCAACCCAGAATACTGTTCCTGAAAGTGTTCGCAAACAAGGCGGCTATGCCGTCTACCAATGGCTTCAAAGCCGTGGTAAAGCATCATAAGACCCTCCCTGTGAGCAAGTCAATACAGGCTTCCGAAAGGAATAACCTACAAAAGCCAAATGTAATACTAAAAATAGGAGAAGAATAAAATGGCTATTTCAAACGACATTCTATCCTCAACCCTTCGTATCTTGAAAGATAACGAGGTAGACAACCTTTTCAAGGCTGTTCCTTTGTTAGACCAGATACGAGCCGCAGGTGGGGTTGAGACTTATGACGGCGGACAAAAGTTGGACCGTCCACTTATCTTATCTGAGCATTCAACTATCACACAGTTGTCTTCCGGATACGAACCTGTAAACCTCAGTGCTGCTGATGTATTGAGAACCGCATCCTTCAACTGGTGTGATGCTGTTGCTCCCATTATCATCACTAAAAAAGAAGAGATGAGTAACAAAGGCGAACGAGCCATCATCTCTATCGCAGAAGCCCGTATGAAGTCGGTAATGGGAATGCTCAAACGAGAGTTTGAAAAGCAGTTCGTTGCTGGAACTTCTACTATCCTTTCTGACCTTTTGACCTTGAACGGAACTGCTGGTTCTGGTATCAACACTGGTTTCTTGGAAGCACTTGCTTTTGGTTCTCAAACCAATACTGTCGGTGGACTTTCTAAGTCTGCTTTCCAGAATGACCTTCAAAACCAGTATGCTACTATTGCCGGTTCTGGGACTAACCCTGTGAACGATGCTTTGACTTCTATCTACATTGATGCTCAAACTCGCACACCAGATGGTTCTGCCCCTAACCTCATCCTTTGTTCTGCTGCTCTTTACAAAGCATACAAGGACGAACTCTACACGAACCAACGGTTCATTGATGAGAGTGTATTGGATGGTGGTAAGTTGGCTCTTGCTTTCAATGGTGCTCGTATGTTCGTTGACCCGTTTATGGATGGTTCCTTGACTTCGGCATCTAACGAGATAAATGCTTATGTATTGAACACTAACTTTATGAAGATGGTATTTGATACTGACGGTAACTTTGAGATGACCGACTTTATGGATGCGACAGGCTATGCCTCTCGTTATGCCTACATTACTGTAAGAACTCAGTTGGCCTTTGACCATCTGGCTTCACAAGGTATTGTAGACGGACTTGCTAACTAACATAGGAGGATAGAAAAATGAGTTCATCAAGATACATACAAAAAGTTTATCACTCCGATGAGAGTGGTGTAGGTGAAGATAGTGCTTCACAAAGTGCTCGCCAAGTATTGGAAGTCTTCCGTGCTGGTGAGGCTATTACAGCAGGTGATGCTGTATGCTTTGACTTCTCGCAGTCAACCATCGCACAAATGTTTGCTGTGGTAAAGAAACTGGATGGCGGTGCTGCTAACACTTCTGTGTTCTGTGGTATTGCTGCTGAGAGTGCCGCTTCTGGTGCTTTCGTAAAAGTTGTTGTTGAGGGACTTGTTCCCAATGCTTATGTAGATAGTGCTACCGCAAAGGGTGACTATCTCATTGGTTCAACAACTGCTGGTCTGGTTCAGCCACAAGATACAGTAGAACTTTCTGTTGATGGAACTGGTGCTTTGGCTACTTCTGGTCTTTCACCAGTTTCTCAGACTGTAAATGTTGGCGGCTCTGCTGCTGCTGTGAAGTGTGGTATTGCTTTGGAGGCTGCGGTAGAAGTGCCTGCTGCTTCTGGTAACTACTTCGCTGATGTCTGGGTATTGAAGTCCTACTAAACTTTGATAAACTATTTCAATAGGGAAGGGGCTTCGGCCCCGACCCTTCTTATCATCACGGAGAGCATAAATGAACCTGAAAGAAATGAGAGACTATGTAGCCAACATTATGGACTACAACCCTAATGTGAGAACTTATCAGCAAGAAGTAACAGATGCTCTCAACGAAAGATACTACTCACATTTTACAGATAGACCTTGGGAATACTCCCAGAAAGAAATACAACTTATCGCAAAGGGCGACCAAACATACACCAGTTGTATTACAAATGCTAACGGCAAGATGGTTATTCCATCAGCACAGAAAGGAGATGACTTCTACCACATCGGTTCAGAGATGGTGGTTGAGTTTATTTCAGGCTCTGCCGGAGAAGCATCAGAACAAAGAGAATACATTATTGAGAGTGTGGACTACACAGGGGTGGACATTACATTCAATGTTCGCAAAGAAGAATACGACCCCAAGTATTATTCATTAGCACAAAGACTTACCACACTTACACCAGACCAAACAGGTGTCTCACTAAAAATAAAACACAGAAAGATAGCAATGCCGAAAGACTGTATTGAGGTATTGGGTCTTGGTCTTCGTGGCTTGGGTAATGAAACAAGACAACCATTCTACAACATTCCAAAGTTTTTAGATGAGAACTTAGCCATTGACTTAGACGAGACAGGAACACCCACAGACTGGCTCTCTATTGACCCTGTGACCGTTTTACATCCTTCGGTAGAGGCAACCATAGACACGACTGTAAGAACGAATACAGTAGCATTCTCAGGCGACTATGCGGCTGCTTATTCATTCCAGAAGGGTGGAAACATTTATGCCCAAGAAGGTGTTACACCAGAAGTGGTATTATTAGAAAGTGCCCCACGATACATAGACATCCCAGCAAACAGAACTGCCGGTGATAGTATTCGTATTGAAAGTATGGAACTCTCAGATAGCAAAACAGGTTTGAGAAAGAGAGCATACATCAGACCACCAGAAGATACCTTTGACCATTACCTTATGGTTCAAGATAACATTCCAGAGGCAACATCAACAACAGATACTTCTGGTATTACCATTGAGGGAACTACCCTTACAGAGTTAGAGAGACTTGACGAGGGGCACACAGGAACACACCAACGAATAAGACTTTATCCAAGACAAGACAAAGATACAAGAGCAAACATTCGTTACCAGTTCAGACCAAAGAAGTTAGAGAACGACAACGACCAACCAGAGATGCCTGCTGATACACATTTATTTTTATGTTACATCACACTCGTAGACTTGTTCTCAAAGCACGGCAACTTAGGTATGGCTCAAATGTATGAGGACAAAGCAAAGAAAGAACTATTGAAGATAGAAAACAGATACTTATCACAGAGAGCAAGACTAAACATCAAGCAAGGTTTCAGACAATACAACGACTACTACAAGTATCCGTTCCAGAAGATAACAAGGAGAACCTAAATGAAAGCAGGTAATAGAACACTCTTTGAGCCTCTTGCTGGTCTCAATGAGATGGAACCACCAGAAGGTTTATCCGCACAGGAACTTGTAAACTTTCGTGTAGAACCACAGACAATGGGCTGGGATAGTCGTATTGGTTGGGAACCATACTACACCGCAGTCACAACAGAAGAAGATAATACTTGGGGACCATTTGACCAAGTAGGTCCTATTCATTCTGTATTCTATTGGACTACCAGAGCAGGAGCAAAGAACCATCTTGTTTATGAGAGTGACTACTTCCAACCAAATGTAAAGACCAGACTATGGACTTACCAAGGAAACCCTGCTGATAGTATTATCTTTGATGACGACAGACGAGTGTTAGCACCTAACCAAGCAGGAACAAACTACGAACCTTATGGTCGTTACCTTGTTATCCTAAATGGTAGAGACAAGCCTATCCTATGGGACGGCATCAAACAAAGAACATTAGGTTTCCAACAGAGACCATCACCACCAAACCCTTGGGATGTGGAACCAGTAGCAGGAACAGTCACAGTAGATAAGACAAACTCTTTTGTTCGTCCTTTACCTGATAGTTCTCTTGTTGTTGAGACTTCACAAGTTATTGACTGGGAGATACAATACGGGTTAGGTTCTCAGACAGAGAATGAGATAAACTCATACAGATACAAAGTAACTTGGGTTTATGAGAATGGAAGTGAAAGTCCTATCTCCCCTCGTTCTAACCCAACCACTTGGGAAAGTCAGGCACAAGGTTTCAAATACTTTGTATGGCTTGATAACATTCCAAGAGGACCAGACGGAGTTATTGCCCGTCGTATTTACAGAACTAAAAACTTAGGCTCATCACCTACCGCAGTAAATACAGATAAACAGACGGAAGAAGAAGTTTATTATTTCCTTGACCAGATAGATAATAACAACGATGAAACTTATTATGATACCACACCTGATAGTAGACTGGGTAGTTTGGCTCCACGGGATGACCATTCTATCGTGTTCCCTGCCCGCACAGCAAGGTTCGCCGCTACATACAAAAACTGTTTGTTCCTTGACGGGGGAGAAGGAGAGGGTGGAGTGGTCTATTATTCCGTTCCGGGCAGTCCAGACCAATACAAGGCTCTTGACTTCTTCAATGTAGGCACAGGTAATGCTGGTGATGTAACGGCTCTAAAAGCATACTACGACAACCTACTTGTTTTCCGAGAACGGGGGATAGACATTATTACGGGTGACCCAATAAACGGCTTTGTCTACACACCTTTCATTAGAGGGTATGGAGCAAAGTCACACAACTGTGTAGTTGAGGTCCCCACTATGGGAATGATGTTCCTATCAGATGATGGTATCTATTTATTGAAAGGTGGCTTGAAAGGTGGGTCTGACTTACAACTACAAAAGATGACCCAGCACCTACAAGAAACCTTTGATAGAATGAACACAGCAATGCTACACAAAGCCTGTGCTGCTTATTCACCGAAGTGGAAAGAAGTTCATTTCTATTTTCCTACTGATGGTAATACAGAAATAAAAGATGGAGTTGTATTCCATTTAGACAAAGGAACATTCTCAAAGCGAGAAGGCTTTCCTGTTTCTTGTATCACAGTAGACGAACACGGAGAGTTTATCTTTGGAACTCCTTATGGTAGAACCTCTGTAAACTTCCGCAACAACATTCAAGGTTTGTTCTGGATAAGCAGAAGCAGACACAACGGAACCTTCTATCAAGGTAGCGGAGACCAAGGTAGAGTAAGAGTAAGTGACCAACCACCAACCTTTACATACTGGTCAGCAGAACAGCAGTTTGGTTTTGACGGAGTAGAGAAAGCACCGAAGTATCTTTACCTCAAACTATTGATGAGAGGAAACAATAAGTTTATTGTAGAATGCTACAAGAACCAAGACATAAAGAACCCTATTGACTTAGGCGGTGGATACACACAACCTTCTGATGAAGAAGCACATAAAGTATTCAATGACCCAGCAGTTCTTATTGATGCTGTGCCTGATGACTTTGCTCGGTTTGATACAGCAGTATGGGAGAGGCCATCAGTAATGTATCTTCGTTATGATGTGGCTTGTGGTTCTGTAAATAGTTTTTCTTTCAAGTTGAGAGGAACAGCAGACATAACTCTCTGTGGTTATGCTATTGACTTCGGAGCAGACGGCAAGTTGGTGAGAGCAGTAAGGGGGCAGAACTAATGGGATACAGACCTAAACAAGCAGAACTTAGAAACAATAACATCGTTGACCCAAAAGACTACGACCAAGTTTATGATACTTATGTCTCTGAGATGAACGGAAACATTGATAGACAAAACATTCAGGCAGGGACAATAAACCCTCTTGACTGTGCTAAGAATGCTTTCTATTCTTACTACGATGGCTACACAAAGATGAATGAAGAAGAAATAATAGATGGTGTTGGTAACTCAGCAACCGCACCATTCTCAGATGTGCCCGGCATTTCTTATGGTTTGTATTCAGGTGGTTGGGCAAAGTGTGAGTTGGACTTGGAGTTTGATGCTATTGAAGGCTCAATGCTGTTAGAGTTTTCCTGCTATGCTTACAACAATGTCCAGTTGGGTGGAGGCAAGATGCTTGGTGCGGGAGGACAACCCAAGTCTGGTATCTGGTTAGCATTCCAAATACTTTACAATGGTAATGTTGTTGCCGAGATAGACAGACAATACAGACCATTTTGTAACCCACGAATGGCTGCTATTATTCCTTGTGCTACGGAGAAGGCAACAGTATCCGTTCGTTGGAGAGCAACAGCGAGAAACAACGACACAACAAACTATCCACTAACCAACTGCCCTGTGGCTTTTTGGTCTGGTGGTAGAATAACAGCAATAAACAAATACAGGTAGAATAAATGGGACAAGTAAATAACACAGCATTTAGAAGTAAATACAATGAGACCATTACATCAACAGAGATGAATGCTAAATACTCTGACTTTCAAACAGAGAGCAATGATGTTGATAATAATAACATCAAGTCTCAGGGTGTAGATAGAATAAACTTACAAGGTCAGGTTGTAAAAGCATTCAAGTCTTTCTCTAACAAAGCAACAACAACTACTCCTGATAGTGTCTATGCTTTCAATACCGATGTGGCCCGTGGCCCATTGGAAAGAAGCCAGCACCAACTACAACACGGAAGCGGTGTTGGCTATGGTTACGAGTTTGACTTCTCATCCAGTCCAATAACATTAGAGGTCGGAGACCTTATCCGTATCAACTATGCTTTACAATGGTGGAGAGTAGAGAACGAACAGTTTGATAAAGCAACAGGAAATGCTGGGGTAGTCCCAACCGCAAATACAAGAGACTATCGTTTGTGTTGGCTTGTAACACCTGCTTATCTATCAGCAGCCTATGACCCTCTATCTTCTTTCTGGAATATCTTTCCAAACAAAGTAAACTGGATGACTTTCTTTGAACAAGGTGGAC